CCAGCCGGTGGCGCACCAACTACACCAGCATCTACTCCTGCAAAATCAGTTACTATACCCTCTGCAAGAGAAAGTGCCCCTGAGCCAGGCTCGGAAGCCCCAGTAGCACAAGGCGGGGGGAGCACTACACCAAAATTAGCAACAGTTACAAGTAAGAGTGGCAAGAGTGCCAGTGTTGGCGCTGCGTATTCAAAACAATTTCAAACGTTACTTGATTACCTTGATAGTGTGGGGTATGATATTAAGAGCCTGGGTGGATATGCTGATCGCGATGTTCGCGGAAAACCGGGTGTTAAGAGTGTACATGCCAAGGGCGGCGCATTGGATATTAATCCCGGTGAAAACCCAATGGGGGGAAAACTAGTAACAGATTTGCCGGCTCAAATTGGTGCTATTTCTAAAAGTATGGGTTTAGGATGGGGCGGGGATTGGAAGAGCATTAAAGATGCTATGCATTTTAGCGCAGCCGAAAACGAAGGCGGTACTGTTAAGATGTATGACAACGGAGGCGACATTACCAGTGGCGATTTAGGTATTGTTGGGGAAAAAGGTCCGGAAATAGTACAAGGGCCTGCTAGTGTAACATCTCGATCAGATACAACTGCCTTATTTAATAAGATGAACACCAATCTTGAAGCTATGCTTAGAGTATTAAAAGATCAACATGGAACTTCGGAAAAGATCTTATGGGCACAAAGCTAACGGCTAATAAATATAGCATAACAGAGAATATAATATGGCCGGTTGCAACTATTACGCGTATCAATACATTACTGAAGATGGGTTACCATACTACATTGGTAAAGGTAGTGGAACACGGATTAGAGAACACCATTTATATACTGAAGTACCACCAGAAAATAGACGTATTATTCTTAAAGACGGTTTAACTAACAAAGCAGCATACGAGATGGAATCAGAATTAATTAAATTCTATGGTTGTAAAAAACATGGTGGTATATTAGATAACAAAAAAGTAACAAGATGGGTAGCAGAACCGGGTTGGAAACATTCCGAAGAAGCAGTTGAAAAAATTAGACAAGGCAATTTAGGTAAAGTTAGAACCGAAGAACACAAACAAAAATATAGAAAACCTAAAACAGATAGCCATGCTAACAATATAAAAAATGCAGTTAAAAATCTTTGGGCCGACCCAGAGTATAAACAAAAACGATTAGAAAAAACGATGGAAACCCGTCGTAAAAATGGACATTCATAATGGCTGAAACACCCCGCGGTACGTGGCGCAAGTACTTTAAAACATCAAATTTACCTAGTAACGTAAGTCCTTTGGGAGGCGGCCGCATTGCCGATCCTGGATACCGTAACTATCAAAGTCAACTTCCTGAAGTTTATACAGGACAGCCAAATCGTGTTGAGCGGTATAACCAATACGAGCAAATGGATATGGACTCGGAAGTTAATGCAGCACTAGATATTCTGGCAGAGTTCTGTAGTCAAAAGAACTTAGAAAATCACACAGCATTTACTATTAAATTTAAAGAACAACCTAGCGATAACGAAGTTAAAATTATTAACGAACAGTTACAGCAATGGGTGGCACTAAACGAACTAAACAAACGTATCTTTAAAATTGTACGTAACACATTTAAGTACGGCGATCAAGTATTCATTCGTGATCCAGAAAACTTTAAACTAATGTGGACAGAAATGTCTAAAGTTACTAAAGTTATTGTTAACGAAGGTGAAGGTAAAAAGCCCGAGCAATACTTAATTAAAGACTTAAACCCTAACTTCCAAAACTTAACTGTAACAGCAGTTGCTACAACAGATACCTACATGAATCACCCGCAAACGGGTGGTCCTAGCGGCGCATATACACAGCCGCAAGCACCGTTTGGTGGTGGTAGTCGCTTTAGTAAAGCAATGAATGAGGCTGCGATTAATGCAGAGCACGTAGTTCACGTTAGCTTAACAGAAGGATTAGATGTATATTGGCCATTTGGCAACTCGGTATTAGAAAACATTTTTAAAGTATTCAAACAAAAAGAATTATTAGAAGATAGTATTATCATCTATCGTGTACAACGTGCACCGGAACGTCGTGTATTTAAAATTGACGTAGGTAACATGCCAAGTCATATGGCAATGGCATTCGTTGAACGTATTAAAAACGAAATTCACCAACGTCGTATTCCTACACAGTCCGGTACAGGCAACAACAGCAACATGATGGATGCTACATATAATCCGTTATCACAAAACGAAGACTATTTCTTCCCGGTTACAGCTGATGGGCGGGGTAGTAGTGTAGACGTGTTCCCCGGCGGTCAAAACCTAGGTGAAATCACCGATTTACGCTTCTTTACTAACAAATTGTTCCGCGGTTTGCGTATTCCTAGCTCCTATTTGCCTACTACTGCCGAAGATGGCACAGCAGCATATACTGATGGGCGTGTGGGCACAGCACTTATTCAAGAATGGCGCTTTAATCAATATTGTGTACGGTTACAATCGATGATTGCAGATAAGTTGGACAGTGAGTTTAAACTGTTTATGCGTTGGAGAGGTTTTAACATTGATGGATCATTATTCGATTTATCATTCAACGAACCACAAAACTTTGCACAATATCGTCAAGCAGATATTGATGCAGCACGTATTACTAACTTTACTCAGCTTGAACAAACACCTTATTTAAGTAAGCGTTTTTTAATGAAGCGTTATTTAGGTATGAGTGAACAAGAGATTAGTGAAAACGAAACAGCATGGGCAGAAGAAAAAGGCAATCCTGAGATGGCCGCAGTTGATGCTCCTAGCTTACGTAGCGGCGGTTTTAGTCCAGGCGGTGTAGCTGCGGATATAGAAGCATTGGGTCCCGATGCAGGTGTTGCAGAACCGGGAGCACCGGGTGCAAGTGGCCCAGGATCACAGGGTGCTGCAGGTGCAATTGGTGCAGGTGGTCCTGCACTTTAACTAAGAATTGGTAAATAGTTACATGTTTATTAACGAAATGTTTGACAAAGCTCCTGAGGGCTATTATAACGAGAAAGACGATAACACCACTTTAAAACTGGATGATACTCGTAAAACTCGTTTAACTCTTGCCCATTTAAATCAATTACGTCAAAGTCACGATGTGCGTAAATTGGAGCACGAAAAGAAATTGGAAACCATTTCAGCACAATATCAACAAGCTCCTGAAGCTGCTGGTCCTATGTAATGCGTCAGTATAGGGCAACAGTAAAAGTTGGAGGTATGTGGGTGCAAACTGTAATATTTGCAGACAATGGTAACGTAGCATTGAAATTAGCACAAGCACAATATGGGTCAAGTAATGTACAAGGTAACCCAGTTCCGTTGTAATATAGTAGTAAAATTGTAGTTATCTTTTAAAATTCATCAAAAAACCCCCGTTTAACCTTAATATGCGTAGTTTTGTGTAAATAACAATACAAAGCCACTTATTAAGGAGTTCTCATGAACAAGTTTGAAAAATTAATTGAATACATCATTAACGATGAAGATCAAAAAGCACGTGAATTATTTCACAGTATTGTAGTAGAAAAATCCCGCGACATTTATGAATCTATTATGGACGAAGAGTCTATGGAAGAGCATATTGGCGGCGCACAAGTAGAAGAGTTATCCGATGAATTATCACATGATGAATCACACGCTATGGAAGATGGCGAAGAAGGCGAAGAATTTGATGTAGACGGTGAAGACGGTTTAGGCGACGAAGAGCCAGCTGACTTTGGCGGCGAAGAAGGCAGCGACGAAGAATTTGGTCGTGGCGAAGAGGAAGATAAGATTTTAAATATTGACGCTAAGTTAGACGAGCTATTAGCTAAGTTTGATGAAATCATGGGCGACGAAGGTCAAGGCGATGAGCTAGCCGGTGATGAGTTTGGTGGCGAAGAGCCAGCCGACTTTGGCAGAGAAGAAGAAATTGGTGCAGAAGAGCCAGAACAGTTTGCCGAAGCAGCTGGTTCAGGTAAATCCGGTAATCCATTTGCTAAAGGTTCGGCACAATCAGGTAAATCTGGTTCAGCTAAGTCTGGCGTAAGCGGCAAGTCTGGTTCAGCTAAGTCTGGCGTAAGCGGCAAGTCTGGTAACCCATTTGCTAAGAAAACAGAAAGCAAACAATCTTCAAGTGAACTAATGCGTGAATACGTTGACCGTATTGGCGATATCTACGGTGGCGAAGGTGATGCGTCCGAAGGTGATGCAGTTGGTGCAGCTGGTAAGAAAACATCTGTTAATACTAAGCCGGGTTCAATTGGCCCAGGTAACAACTTTGGTGGTACTCCAGTTAAAGCAACTGGCCCAACTTCTAACCAAGATGGCACAACACCAACTAAAGCTAGTAACGAATATAACAAAGGTCAAAGCGAAATCAAATCTGGTAACCGTAATGTTCCAGGCGGTAAAGCAGACAAGTTAGAAACAACTGGTAAAGAGTACAGTAAAGAAAACGGCGCTGAAGGCCAAACTACAGACGGTAAAGTTGCTGTAGCTAAGAAATCAGTTCAAGTACAAAATACTGGCAAGAAGTAATTAATAGATTAGGGAACATAAAAATGGCTTTGTACCTAAAAGAGAATCTTAGCTTTGACCGGGCGGGGATTGTAGTTGAATCTGCAGACTCCGCCGACGGAAAGAAAAAAGATCTCTATATGAAAGGGATATTCATTGAGGGAGGCGTTAAAAACGCTAACCAACGTGTTTATCCCGTTCACGAAATTGAAAAAGCTGTTTCAACTATTAATGAACAAATCAAAGGTGGCTATTCCGTCTTAGGCGAAGTAGATCATCCGGATGACTTAAAAATTAATCTAGACCGTGTAAGCCATATGATCACAGAAATGTGGATGGATGGCCCTGCAGGGTTTGGAAAATTAAAGATTTTACCTACAGCAATGGGACAACTAGTAGAAGCTATGATTACATCTGGTGTTAAGCTAGGTGTTAGTTCCCGTGGATCTGGTCAGGTAAACGAAGGAAGTGGACACGTTAGTGATTTTGAAATCATTACCGTAGACATCGTTGCACAACCTAGTGCTCCTCATGCTTATCCAAAAGCCATCTATGAAGGCTTGATGAATATGCGTGGTGGCAACAAGGTATTTGAAACGGCACGTGAAGCCGCTCAAGATCAAAAAGTACAGAAGTACCTGAAACAGGGCATTGAAGCCCTAATCAAAGATTTGAAACTATAGGAGAAATATCCAATGTTAGATGCTATTAAACCATTGTTGGATAACGGAATCATTAATGAGGAAACTAAGGTAGCCATTGGCGAAGCTTGGGAAAGTCGCATTGTTGAAGCTAAAGAACAAGTTCGTGCAGAATTACGCGAAGAATTTGCTCAACGTTACCAGCATGATAAGCAAGTTATGGTTGAAGCTCTAGATAAAATGGTTACAGAGTCTCTCACTGCTGAATTGCAAGAATTCGCAGACGAAAAACAACAATTAGCTGAAGACCGTGTTGCATTTAAAAAGCAAATGGTTGAAAGCGCAGGCAAGTTCAATAACTTTATGGTAAGTAAATTATCTGAAGAAATTAAAGAACTACGTACAGATCGTAAAATTTACGAGAATGCCATTGGCAAACTTGAATCATTTACAATCCGTGCCTTAGCAGAAGAAATCAAAGAATTTGAAGCAGACAAACAAGCCGTAGTAGAAACTAAGGTTCGTTTAGTTGCTGAGGGTAAAGCTAAATTAGCTGAACTACAACAAAAATTCATTGCACAATCTGCTACTGCTGTTAAAGAGGCCGTTACCAGTTCGTTAGAGTCAGAATTGACTCAACTAAAAGAAGATATCCAAATTGCTCGTGAGAACATGTTTGGTCGTCGTCTATTTGAAGCATTCGCAAGCGAGTTTGCAGGTACTCATTTAAATGAGAACAAACAAATCCGTCAGTTACAATCACAAGTTGAATTAGTAACTGGTAAATTATCTGAAGCAGTTCAGGCAATCCAAGAAAAGAATGTATTAGTTGAATCAAAAGAACGTGAAGTTCGTATTATTAAGGAATCAGCAGAACGCAAGGATCGTCTTGCAGAAATGTTGAAGCCTTTAAACAAAGAGAAATCGGCAATTATGCGTGATTTACTCGAGAGTGTGTCGACTGCAAAATTGCAATCAGCATACGAAAAGTATCTACCAGCTGTATTGAACAACTCATCTATTAATACTCCAGCCCCTAAAGCTGTTGCGTTAACTGAGAGTCGTACAGTAGCAACTGGAGACAAAACTGCTAAAACTGCCGTTGAAAGTTCACAAGCACCAGACGTAATGTCCAATGTTTATGAAATGAAACGTTTAGCAGGGCTTAATTAAACCCTAAATAGGAAAAGGAAATAAAATGACACAAGCATTATTAGAAAGCCGTTGGGGCGAAACAAAAGATGCCCTGCTAGAAGGCCTACAAGGTTCTAAAAGAACTACAATGGGCGTTATCTTAGAAAACACTCGCAAGATGTTATCTGAAAACGCAACTGGTGGATCAACACAAGCTGGTAACGTAGCTACACTTAACCGTGTAATTCTACCTGTTATCCGTCGTGTTATGCCAACAGTTATTGCAAACGAAATCGTTGGTGTACAACCAATGACAGGTCCAGTTGCTCAAATCCACACATTACGTGTACGTTACGCTGATTCAGTTACTGATTCAAGCCCATACTCTACTAGTGCTGCTGCTGGCGATGAAGCATTATCACCATTCAAGATCGCTGTTGCTTATTCTGGTTCTAATACAACTGGTCAAGCTACAAGTACTTCAGCACTTGAAGGCGTAGCTGGTAACCGTATTAACGTTCAAATCTTAAAACAAGTTGTTGAAGCTAAGACACGCAAATTGTCAGCTCGTTGGACATTTGAAGCCGCTCAAGACGCTCAGTCTATGCACGGTTTAGATGTTGAAGCTGAAATTATGGCTGCTTTAGCACAAGAGATTACAGTTGAGATTGATCAAGAAATTCTTGGTTCTTTACGTGCTCTTGCTGCAACTGATTACACATTTGACCAATCAGCTGTTTCAGGTACTGCAACATTCGTTGGTGACGAACACGCTGCTTTAGCTGTTCTAGTTAACCGTACTGCAAACTTAATTGCACAACGTACACGTCGTGGCGCTGGTAACTGGGCTGTTGTTTCCCCAGCTGCATTAACAGTTCTACAAAGTGCTACTACTTCTGCTTTTGCTCGCACAACAGAAGGTACATTTGAAGCTCCTACAAACACTAAGTTTGTTGGTACATTAAATGGCGCAATGAAGATTTATGTTGACGGATATGCAAACGACTCACAAGCTGTATTAGTTGGATACAAAGGTTCTAGCGAGGCAGATGCTGCCGCGTTCTATTGCCCATACATTCCTCTAATGAGTAGTGGTGTTGTATTGGATCCAAGTACATTTGAACCAGTAGTAAGTTTCATGACACGTTATGGATATGTTGAGTTAACAAACACAGCATCATCTCTAGGTAACGCTGGCGACTACGTTGGTGAGATTGCTGTAGCTAACTTATCTTTCCAATAATCCAAAAGATTTAGGAACTATAAAAATACCCAGGGATGGGAATTACATTAAAGCGCCGAAAGGCGCTTTTTTGTTGGCTAAATATTTGTATGGATATTTCACAACTAGCTGAATCTGCAACGAATTTATCAGACTTGGTAAATTTTTCTGTACCGTATATTACACTCACTTATACAGAAATTGAAAATTTAGAAAATAATCCACAACTAGACAAATTATATCAATCGTCAACGTTTATAGTAGATATGAGCAGAGATGGGTATAACATACGCACCATTAAAGAAAAATTTGATTCATTGGGATTTGCCGATAAAGCAATTTATCTAACAGCAAACTTCACGGATCTATCCAGCTCGGTAATATTTTTTCCGTATTTCTTTTTTAGAAGTAACTTACGATTTAAAAACAATCCGCGTATACCAATAAAATCTAGATCTGGATTAGTTAGTTGTCTAAATAGAAATAGCAATGGCCATAGACTTTATTTATATTATCAATTATTGCAAAAACCGTATATCAATGAAATCATGTTGAGTATGCATGGACTTACCTGTCCTTATTCCGGACATCTACGTGACCTATCAACAGATTTAGCGTATCAATATTTGCCCAGTGACATAAAAGAAAAATTAAAAACTATCAATTTGAACAAGGAAGCATTTCCCGGAGATAGCGGACACACTCCCGCTATTGCAGGTAACCCCGGAGATCACAGCTGGCAACATCCAGCATACACCGATTACTATTTAAATATAATAACAGAGTCTGGGATCGGGTCCCCATTTTTTAGTGAAAAAACATTTAAGCCACTGGCAGCCGGTCAACTATTTTTAATGGTAAACGGATTTGATAGTATCGATGCGTTACGATACCTAGGGTTTGAAACATTTGATACTGATTTTGGTAATCATGTATACGATCATATGCGCGGAACTTTTATAGATCGCATTGATCAGATGCTTTCGCTCTTGGATAGCAAATACAGCAACATTGCAGATATATATCATAGTAATAAGCAAGCAATACAGTATAACCAAGATTATGCATTGTCGGATCAATTTAGAGAGGATTTATTAAAACCTCTAAGAAAATTTGGTACTATAGCATAAATATACATGTTCATAAGAACTCTCGGAGCCCAACTCCGGGTAGCCTAGAACGCTATTTACAGGAGAAATAAAATGGCAAAATTAAAAATTACATCAACGGAAGCAGCAACAGGTATTATTCATGATCGTTACACAGGTCCAGAATTTATCAACGGTGCATACGTTGGTGGCACAGGTGGTCTAACAAGTCAAGTTGGTCGTCAAATTGCACCAGTAGTTAAAACAAATTCAGTAGCAGGCGCTGGTTCTATTATTGCACAAAAAGGTACACATAAATTCCGTTGCACTGATGGCACAACTTTGAATAATTGCACATTAGTAAATTTGGCTACACCAACGGTTACTGGTACAATGAGTATTCAAGTTAACGTTGCAACATTAAGTGGTGCTACGATTACTTCGTGGACTGCTGCTACTAGTACAGTTGCTTATGTAACTGGCTTTACGCAAACAGGTCCAGTTGCTTTAGCAGCAGGTCAAGTTATTACAGGTACAGGTTTCACTGGTACAGTAACAATTGGTTCTATTGTTAGTGCAAGTAATATCGCACTTAGCTACACAAGCCAAACTAATGCTAACTTAGCTGGCGTTGCAGTAAGCTCAACAGTAAACGCAAGTCGCATTACTAACCGTTATGTTTATGATTTTGGTAACGACGGTTACAATAACCCGAACAAATACCGCTATCACTTAGCTACACCCGATGCAACATTTGTAGAAGTTAAATGGGCTTAATTAATTTAAGCGTATAACAAAAGCGGCTTCGGCCGCTTTTTGTTTGATTTCAGCAATGATACTCAAAGCATAAATACTACTAAATTAAGGTTTTTAGCAAATGGCCACAATAAAGAATATACCAGACAGTTACACTATTAACGTGCCTGCAATGACGATTAACGGTAACTTGAATGTTCTCGGTAATACTACATCTATTCACAGTACACAAATATCAGTGGATGATAACATTATTACATTAAATGGAAACACTTCAGGTACACCAACGCTTAATGCGGGTATTCAAGTTAATCGCGGATCAAGCGCAAACGTAGTAGTGCAATGGACTGAGGCGCTCAATGCATGGCAAATTACTAACGATGGTGCAACCTTTGGCAACATTGTTTATTCACCAAACGGAAATGTAACCTTATCAAATATATATTTACAAAATACCACAGTTGCACCATTTGCCTTAGCGGGTACAACAACTCTATATGCACGTACTCCGGGCGCCGGCGCTTCAGGTATGTATATAACTAATAACGCATATAGCAACGAAGAACTAGCGTTAAAAAGACGCAGTATCGCTTACAGTATTATTTTTGGATCTTAGGAATAAATTATGTCTATTACAAACACAGCTTTATCAAACAGCGTTGCAACTAGTGTATATACTAGCTCTGGCAATTCAGTTGTTTCAACAATGCATCTTTGCAACTTTACAAATTCAACGCAGAGCGTTAACGTTTTTGTAGTACCAAGCGGAACTATAGCAAATACAGTCAACATAATTTATTCAAACGTATCAATTGCAGCATACAATACCTATGTTGTTGATAAAGAAAAATTTGTTTTAGCTAACGGCGATATGATTCAAGCAAATTGTAACTCTGCGAGCTCGGTTAGTGTATCAATAACCTATGCGGGAATGTAATCTATGGGAAGATTTATAAAGAATCCTGACTTAGCACCAGGTGCAACAGCAGCTAGATTGCCTATAGTACCTAGTAGTAGCTATGGTGACGCTCCAGTAAGCGGACTAATTAGATTTAATCAAAATACTAACAAGATTGAATTTTTTTATAACAATGCCTGGAATCAAGTTGCTAAGATCGGTACAGTACAATTAGTAGTTGATAATTTCACCGGCGATGGCATAACTACAACATTTACAATGGCACAGTTAGAAACAGATCCTACAGCCATTGCAGTATTCATTGGTGGGGTATATCAACAACCAACTACTAATTATACAGTTAACGGAACAACAGCAATTACATTTACTAGTCCACCACCATCACCGGGGGTTAACCCTAACCAAGTAGTAGTGATACACAATCTCAACAGCACGAATGCTGCTTAAGGATTAGATAATGGCAATTGGGCGTATAACCGGACCAATGCTGTTTAGCAACCTGGACCGCCAGGGTGTTAATCTTGCTATTGACGCTAATTTAGTTTATGCTGATGTTACTAACCGTCGAGTTGGTATTAGTAGTTCTAACCCTCAATATACATTAGATGTTAACGGCAATGCCCATATTGGCAATCTTTACATCCTTGGTAATACAATTAATAGTGATACTGGTATTACATTTGTTAGCAATTTAACTGCTACAAATACTAAAATTCTTAGTACAACAATTTCTTCAAATTCAACTACTGGTGCATTAACTGTAGCCGGGGGCGCAGGCATTGCTGGAAATTTAAATGTAGGCGGCAATTTAACTGTTGGTAGTAATTTTAGTTTAACTGGTAACATTGCAGTTGATTGGTTCGTTGCAGGCAAAATAAAATCTGGATCAGTTAATATTCCAGCAAGTGCCGGGCAAATTTATGTTGCTACTAATGGAAGTGACTCTAATAACGGAACAATGAATTCTCCGTTCTTAACTATTGCCGCGGCGTTAGCATCCCTTCCTGCTCAATTGAGCGGATCGGGCACTTGTGTACATATTGCACCAGGTGTATACTACGAAAATAATCCCGTAACAATACCGCAAAACGTTTCAATAATTGGTGACACATTACGTGGTGTTACTATTATACCACTGAACCCAAACTTGGATATTTTTTATATATCTGGCGGCACCTATGTATGGGGGCTAACTGTTAAGAATTATTATGCTAATGCATTTGCGTATAGCAGCTCAATGAGTAACACAAACTTTTTTGTAAGTCCATATATTCAAAATATTACTAGTTCAACTACTACAGGTACAGCAGTTATGGTCGACGGAAACTTTGTTGGACCAATGAGTACAAAAGCAATGATTGTTGGTTTCTATACAATTATTAACCAGGGCGGGTACGGTATTCGCTTAATGAATAATGCATATTCTCAACTAGTTAACATTTATACTATCGGTACAGAAGTTGGCATTTGGTCTGATTCTGGATCATTCTGTACATTAAACGGGTCAGACAACTCAGTTGGTAATGTTGGGCTTAAAGCAACAGGAACAGGCCCATTGGCAACATCGGGTAATACGGTGGGGTATAGTTTTAATGGTACATTTGTTATAACAAATATGCCTAGTCAACCTCATGTGAATCACGTTGCAGTTATCAATGGCGACCCTAACTATTATAGTGTTGATACTATTACAAAAGTTGATAATACAACTTGGCAAATTACTGTACCGGAAACTTATACTGCTAACTTAGCACCGGGTACCGCGGTAAACTTTTATCAGCGTAGCGAAGTTGTTGCTAGTGCTCACACTTTTGAATATGTCGGCGCTGGCACAGTTTTAGCAAATGCACTACCGCAATATGGCGGCATACCTAACCCAGAATTAAATGTTATTATGAACGGCGGCGGCCGCGTCACATACACAGCAACAGACGAAAAGGGAAATTTTTGGATCGGACCTAATTTAGTAATTAATCAACTTACTGGTACTATAAGTGGTGATGCATTTAATAGAAGCTTGTTTGCACTAATGACACCATATATATTATCATTAGAGTCTGCATTATCATAAAAGGAATAATATATGTCAGCCGCATTAAACACATTTAAAACATACACAGCTAACTTAACAACTAGCAGTACTACTATATATACAGCACCTTCTGGTTATACTACTGTGGTGTTATTAGCACAGGTAAGTAATATTAGTAATAATACAATCACGATCGCTAGTAGTCACTTGCGCGGTATTGTCCCAACTGTATTAATAACCGGGGCACAAGTTCCTATCAATGATGCAATTAATTTATTATCTGGAAAGTTAGTTTTACAAACTGGTGATAGCATTACTGCAACAGCAAGCGCAAATAATTCGGCCCAGGCAATTTTAAGTATTTTAGAAACATTAAACCCATAATATGACCACTAGTAGAAGCAGATTAGTTAGTAACCGTGTCGTAACCACAACACCCGGTAACGTTACCTTAGATAGATATCAATATCTGGATCTAAGTTCTGCTGAACCTAATTTAGGCACTAGCGGAAACGGCAATGTATTGACTACAGACATTTACGGAAATCGTGTCTGGTCTAATGTTTTAAACATAAAAACAATAACAGTATCAGGTAATACAAACACAGGTAATATTTTATCCAATGGATTTTTCTGGGCTAACGGAACAGCATTTGTATCTAGTAGTTTCGGAAATGCAAATGTAATTTCAATACTATCGGGTAGCCTTGGAAGTAATTCTATTAGTACCGCCGGAAACGTTACTGCTGGTAACGTAATTACTAGTTATGGAATATTTTGGGCCAACGGTACTGCATTTGTGTCTAGTAGTTATGGAAATTCGAATGTAGCTTCATTCTTATCGTCTGGGTTTGGTAGCAACACAATTACCACAACAGGAAATATCACATCCGGTAACATAATAGCAAGTACACTAATTACTACGGTTGGAAATGTAAAAGCAGGAAACTTGATTACCACCGACGGAATTTTTTGGTCAAACGGTGTTTCGTTTGTATCTAGTAGTTATAACAATGCAAATGTATCATCATTTTTATCTGTATTTGGCAGTAATTCAATCACTACTACCGGTAATGTTACAACCGGCAATATAATAACAAATACACTACATGTAGATACTATTATTGGTAATACATCGACTGTGGTTGCATTTACCGGAACCGGTGCTATTGGGCTTCCGGTGGGCACCAGCGGTAATAGGCCTAGTGGCGCAAACGGGTATTTACGATATAATACTGATATTGGTTCTATAGAGTATTTTGATGGTACAGCATGGATAACAGTTACTAATTCAATTGTAGATCAGCAGATCACGCCCGATGGTATCAATAGTACATTTACATTAACACAGAGTACCACATCTGTTGGTATTATTGTTAGTTTAAACGGTATTATACAATCTCCTGGGGCATCCTATACAGTAGTTGGTAATCAAATTACATTTAACGAAGTTCCTTATGCAACAGATATCATTGATATTCGATACCTAGCAAGTGCAGTTGTATCGAATTCAGATACTAACATTGTTGACACTACTAATCAAATTGTTACAACTTCTAACACAATCATTGATTCGTTTAATACTACAACTATTAGAAGTGCAAAGTATACTGTTAGTAGCACAACAACTTCTGATTCACACATGGCAGAAGTTCACATTACTCAGTTTGGCGCAACGGTGGTAGTATCATCGTATGAAATATTAAATACAGGCAGTAATTCAATTCAGTATTATGCTAACCTCAATGGATCAACTGTAAACTTATTAGCACTTGGTACAGTATCGAGCCAAGTTCGCGTACAGAAAACCTACTTCAACATTTAATAGTTTTGCTTCCGTGGCTTAACCCGGATTCTTCTACACCTACGATAAATACATTATAGTTCAAAAGGGATTGTAATGGCTAATATAACACGAATTAAAACCAACCAGATTACTGACGGTACAGTTACCGCTGCAAAAATTGCGTCAGGCACGCTAGTTGGTGGTTTATTTTCTCCTGATTTATCTTTAAATAGTAACGTTACAATTCTTGGTAATTTAAGTGTTACCGGCAACAACAGTATTATTAACTCAGTTAATACATATATTCAAGATCCTACAGTAGTATTCAATAATGGATACTCCGGCAGTTTGTCGGGATACACAATCGGTGTTGTAGTTAATCGTAATTATGCTGCATTAAGTTCGTATGGTGCGGTAAACACAGCGTGGGTTTGGGTAGAAAACGATCAAGCCTTTGAAGCGATTGCAACAACTACTAGCGGTAATGCAATAACAACTTTAAACACCGTTGGTTTCGCTAACTTAAAAGTTGGCAATATTAATGCCGCGGGAATTACAACAGCGGGTACAATTACTGCTGGTGCATTTGTTGGCCCAATTTCAACAACTACTGGTAGCTTCACAACCATTTATGCCACAAACCTCAGTACAGGCAATGCATTAATTACTGGCGGTAGTATAACTGGCTTAACAAACTTACAATCTACTAATGCTGGTGTAACTACATTAGTTGCTACAAATTTATCAACAGCTAATGCAGTTATAGCTGGTGGTTACATTTCTGGATTAGCAAATGCAAGCGCAACAACAGCACAATTTACTACACTATTTGCACCAAGTTTAAATGCCACAGCAGGTAACGTAACAACATTAGTTTCTACAAACTTTAGTACAGCTAACGCACAGATTACAGGCGGTAGTATAACTGGCTTAACAAACTTACAATCTACTAATGCTGGTGTAACTACATTAGTTGCTACAAATTTAAGTTCGGCTAACTTAGTAGTCACCAATGGGTTTGCAACAACGTTGGTAGTAACTAATTTTAGCACAGCTAATGCAGTTATATCTGGTGGTTACATTAGCTCGGTAGCAAACATACAAAGTCCAATTGCTGGTTTTGGAACTGCTACTACTGTTAGTTTAAATACAACAAGTGGTAACATTATTAACTTAGGTAGTACAACTGGTGTAGTTACAAACTTCAGTACAGCCAATGCACAAATCACAGGTGGTGCTGTCAACGGATTAACATCATTAAGTGCTACAACAACTACAGCAACAAACTTCAGTACAGCCAATGCACAAATCACAGGTGGTGCTGTTAATGGATTAACAGCAATTGGTTCTACCAGTGGTGTAATTACAAATTTTAGTTCTGCTAACTTAAACGCCACAAGTGGTAGTATCGGAACATTAATTGCTACAACAGGATTTAGTACTGCTAACGCATTTATTACTAACGCTGGCCATACCACAGCAGTTAGTACAAACTTTAGTTCTGGTAATGCAGTTATATCTGGTGGTTATATTTCCGGATTGGCAAACATTGCTGCAACTGGCGTCGCCACGGTCGGTAATGTAATAACCACAAACGGTATTTTCTGGCCCAACGGTCAATCATACGGGTCGGGTGTAATTTTCTCTAATGCTAACGTAGTTGCTCAATTGGCGGCATATTCGGGACAATTTGGCGGCACAGTATACATTACTAATATGTCAACTGCTAATGCGGTAATCACAGGTGGATACTTTACAAATTTATCAAATATTGCTGCAACTGGTGCTGCCACGGTCGGTAACATAGTAACTACAAATGGTGTGTTTTGGCCCAATGGTCAATCATACGGGTCTGGTTCAATATTCTCCAACGCTAACGTAGTTGCTCAATTGGCGGCATACTCGGGACAATTTGGCGGAACTATATATGTCACTAACTTGTCAACGGCCAACACATTGATCACAGGTGGATCAATTAACGGATTAACTACCCTGGGTGCTACTAGTGGTGTAGTTACAAACTTTAGTTCATCAAACCTGGTTGCTACAAGTGGTAGTATCGGAACATTAATTGCCACAACAGGATTTAGTACTGCTAATGCAACAGTTACTAACCTGGGCGGTACTACTGCGGTATTTACTAATCTAAGTTCGGGAAATATACAAGGTACATTTAATGGTACAGTAGTTGCTACTGTAGCAACTGCTAACGTTTCTATTTACGATAGTGTAACAGCACTAACTACTAATCAAACATTTTACCCAATGTTTTCTAATATTAGTACAACTGGAAACACAATAAATTCTGTTAACTCTAGTTTAACATTTAATCCAAGTACCGGAGTATTAAGTGCCACAAACTTTACCGGTACTGGTAGTTTTAGTACTGCGGTAGTTACAAACTTTAGTACAGCTAATGCACAAATTACCGGCGGCGCAGTTAATGGATTAGCTACGCTGGGTGCTACTAGTGGTGTAGTTACAAACTTCAGTTCTGCTAACTTAAATGCCACAAGCGGTAGCATTGGAACATTAATTGCCACAACAGGATTCAGTACAGCAAATGCAGTAATTACAGGTGGTAGTTTAAATAATACACCAGTTGGCGCAACAACAGCAAGCACTGGTGCATTTACAACATTAACAAATTCTGGTGTGCATACAAGTAACGGTAATTTGGTTGCTGCAAGTAATACTCCAAGTACAAATGCTACAACTGGTGCATTGGTCGTTAAAGGTGGCGTAGGAATTACAGGCGATTTAAACCTAGCTGGTAACTTGAGTGTAACTGGCACATTAACATATATTAATACCACAACAGAAATTGTAACTGGTACTGAAGTAGTTGCTGGCAACTTAGTTGCAAACTCTGGCACAGTGAGTACTAGTGTATCCACCGGCGCATTGGTAGTGGCAGGTGGTACTGGTATTAGTGGTGCTGCTTATGTAGGTGGCCCGTTGGTAATCCAAGGAGCAATACAAAATACAGGACCAGCAACAGGTGCATTACAAGTATCTAACGGTGGTGCATATATTAATGGTAATTTGTGGATTGGCGGAAATTTAAATCTAAGCCCAACAGGCAACGTAAACACATTTACTGGTAACTCTGGTGTGTTTTATGGTAACGCAGCAGGGTTTGGTGCCTTGTATGCTGGTGTAACAGGATATACACCGCAGGCACAAACAACAATTCAAGTTACTTCTAATTTCAACGGTTACGCACAATTAAATCAACAAAATATTAATCCCGGTGCACAAGCAAGTAGTGACTTTATTGCAACAGCAAATAATGGTAATGCTAATGATACTTATATTGATATGGGTATGGCAAGTAGTGCGTATAGCTACCCGGGATTTGGCTTACTAAAACCAAATGATGGTTACTTATTAGTATACGGTAATACTACTACCAACGGTGGTAATTTAGTACTTGGTGCAGGCGGTGGTGGATTAGATAATGACATTATTTTTGCAGTTGGCGGGTTTGATAACGTAAATGAATTTGGTCGTATTGATGGTACCGGCAACGTATTTGTAATCAAGTCTCCTGTGGCAGCAACTAATACAACAAGTGGTGCTATTCAAGTTGCAGGTGGCATTGGTGTACAAGGTGCAATTTATGGTGGTTCGGTATTTGATGCTGGTAATCGTGTGTTATCAACATCAACCGGAGCAGGCAACTTATCTATTAGTGGTACAGCAGTTACATTACCAGTAACTGGCCCAGGCGCAACTACAATTGGTAGCACAAGTGCTATTCCCGTAATTACAACAGATGCATATGGTCGTGTAACAGCATTAAGTACAGCAGCATTAAGTACAAGTTGGACACTAAGTGGCACAAGTGGTACAGCAACTATCAATAATGGTAGTACATTAACATTTGCTGGTACATACGGCGTGACAATCACTGCTGGTACAGAGTATGCTAATATTGCTACTCCGCAAGATTTACGCACAACAGCAAGCCCAACATTTACAGGCTTACTAGCCACAAACTTCAGTACAGGTAACGCATTAATTACTGGTGGTGCTGTCAACGGATTAACAACATTAAGTGCTACTACCGGTGTAGTTACAAACTTCAGTACAGCTAATGCTTTAGTAACTGGTGGTGCTGTCAACGGATTAACAACATTAAGTGCTACAACAACTACAGCAACAAACTTTAGTTCCGGTAATGCATTAATTACTAATGCTGGGTTTACAACAGCAGTAGTAACAAACTTCAGTACAGCTAATGCTTTAGTAACTGGTGGTGCTGTCAACGGATTAACAACATTAAGTGCTACAACAACTACAGCAACAAACTTTAGTTCTGCTAACTTAAACGCCACAAGTGGTAGTATCGGAACATTAATTGCCACAACTGGATTTAGTACTGCTAACGCAACAATTACTAACTTAGGTACAACCACATTAGTGTCAACCAACTTTAGTACAGCTAATGCACAAATTACAGGCGGGACAATTAGTGGGTTAGTATCAATTGGTGCTACAACAGCTAATTTTGGTACTACAAATACAACAATATTAAATGCCACAACAGGAAACATTACAAACGTCGGTACAAGTAATTTACTAGCTACCTCTGGTAGTGTTGGTACATTAATTGCTACAACTGGCTTTAGTACAGCTAATGCTCAAATTATCGGCGGTAATGCTAGTGTTACTAACTTTGGTGCTGTAACTGGCGTAATAACAAACTTTAGTTCCGGTAACGCACAAATTACTGGTGGCTCTATATCTGGCATATTAACATTTGGTGCTACAACAGCTAACTTTGGTACCACTAACACATCAGTTCTAAATGCTACAACAGGAAACATTACAAATATTGGTACTAGTAACATTGTTGCCACAATTGGTAGTGTTGGTACATTAATTGCCACAACAGGATTCAGTACAGCAAATGCAACAGCAACTAATTTTGGTACAACTACTGCGGTAGCAACAAACTTTAGTTCTGGTAATGCTCGTATTAGTGCAGGTTATGCAGATAATTTTGCAATTGGTGCAAATACAGCCGCAACAGGTCGCTTTACAACATTAACAGCAACTGGTATATCAACTATAGCTGGTAATGTAGTATTCACTTCTGCAACAGCAACTAATAATAGTACAACGGGTGCTTTAGTAATTACTGGAGCAGGTGGTGCTGCAATTGGTGGCAATATTAACGTTGTTGGTCAGGCGTTTATTGGGTCAGGTTCTCAGTCAACTGTATTAACAAGCCCATTGATTGTTGCTCGTGGAACAAGTTCAACCGGTCCTGGCGTACAGTTTACACAAGAGGCATTAATTAATACAACCAATACTGGNTCAACTGACTATATTGCATATGGTAATAATTACCCTGGACCTAGTGCAGACCATGGTTGGATGGATATGGGCTTTACAGGCGATGCATTTAGTGATCCTGCGTTTACAATCACTAAGTCAAATGATGGATATTTATTTGCGTCTGGTGCAAATGCAACAGTTGGCGGCAACCTAGTAATAGCAACAGACTTTACTGGTAGTTATAACGATATAGTTGTTGCAGTTGGATCATTCTATGCTAATGCTGAAGTTGCTCGCTTCCATGGTAATACAATAAACAATGGTTACTTAAACGTAGCATATACAACCAATGCAAGTCCTGCAAATAATACAGGTGCATTACGTGTACAGGGCAGCGCAAGTTTTAGCGGTAACGTATACATCGATGATGCAGTAATGATCAATGGATCTAAGATTGCAGGCAATGATTTTATAGTTAAAGGTGCAACTAATAACTCATTAATTTGGGCACGTCCAAATGCTACTTATGATACTGTTATTATTGGTAACTCGGCAACAGCAAGTACAGTAGTTAACGGTGCTAAGTTAAATATTAATACTACAGACAGTATCTTATTACCGGTTGGTACAAACGCACAACGCCCGAGTTCTACAGGTTATACTGATGTGGCAGGTATGTTACGTTATAGTACAACAGGTGGTGCAATTGAGTGGTACAATGGCTCAACCTGGGCAAC